GAAGCTGGAACTTTGAATTATTATTGTGAAAATTTAAAATCAGTTCCTCAGCAATCTAGTTATACTAGCATGTCATCAGAAGCAAATAACACCGTAGCTTTATTAGCACAGAACAGTTCAAGTGCTAGAATAATGATTCGAAACGATACAATAACTAGTACAGCAGATTTTAAAACTTGGCTTGCATCTAATAATGTTCATTTCGTTTATGAAGTAAAAAATCAAAATGATTTAGAACTTGATCCTCAGGATATTAGAATATCTTCTGGAATAAATAATATATATTCAGATGCTGGTAAAGTAAAAGTGTCATATAGACCTAATACTAAACTTGTAGACGACATAAAAGATATAACGACTCCAATTTTTAAAACTGTACAAACTGTAAGTAGTAAATCTGGTCAAGATATATCTTTCGAAACCGACTTAGAAGAAGATCTATCCAAATTAGTTATTAAGATAGATCCAATTCAATCTGGTAGTGGCATTCCTGCTGTTGATAATGTAAGACCAATTTCTGGTCATACATCTTGTTTCATTCGATTAACTGGTAAAAATTTCGTAGATTTGCAAGAGTCAAGAACTATTAGTATAACTGGTGGCGGAAGTATTATAGTTGACAGAGATGCCGGAACTGCAACCGGAAGTGGAACTACAAATAAATCATCAACTGGATTTAATACAATAATGACTGCAACAGCTTTTGATCCAGGAGATTATAAATTTTATCCAGGTGGCGTATTAAGTCCAGCAACAACCAGATTATATAATATTACAGATTCGTCATATATATCAACTGGAAATTTCGACTCAGAAATAGTTACTTTAGAGTCCGAAAAAGAGACATCTGTTCGATATATGGAATTAGCCGGAACATACGATATTACAGGGCTTGTTCATAAACCAGCATTAGCAAAATTAGCACAAGATAGAAAGTTTGTATTCGGACAAACAATTTATGGATGTGAGTTAAATGCTAATACTGGTGAAATAAAAATAACAAAAGTAATATTTGATCTGGCTAATTATACCGGAACTATAACCAAGATGACTTCTAGTGACAGAACTTATTTTAGATTTGATGATCTAGATCCTGAGATAATAAATGTATCAGCATCTCAAATTATTGAAGGAGATCTGATATGCGATAAGTTTCCAAGAAAGATAATAAGCACATCGACCGATTATCCTGCTGATTCTGGTGTCGGAATTGTAAGACCAAGTGCTATGGGAAAATCGTGTTTAGCTTTTAGACCTGAAAACCCAACATCTTATACAACATCTACAATTAAGACTTACATTCAAAATACTTTAGGATCTATGATCATTTGTTATATGATTAATAATCCTCAATCTATATGGATTCCTTCTGAACAGTTTAAAACTTTTATCGGAGAGAATAATTTATATGTGGATACAGGAATTATGGATGTAAAATATTTGGAGTCTGTAGCTCACAAATTAAGTCTTTAGAATCTTATAAGATTAATGACAAGAGCATAACTTTTTGGCCTTCATATATACATGTTGGCGGGGGAGTCAAATTCTATACCTCCATCTGGCTCCCCCACTACACTAAAGAAAGGAGTGATGATTAATGAACGAGATTGTTCTAGCGATTATAGGCAGCGGAGCATTCTTCACTTTTTTGCAGTTTATATTGCAGAGATTAGACAACAAAAAGAATCTCGAATCAAAGATAGATGCGATAGGAGAGGCTCTAGAGGAGCACAAAGCTACACTCGCGAGGACTCACATACTTCGTTTCGCCGATGAGCAGAAGCAATATGTGAAACAGAATATGAGTCACAGCGAAGAATACTTCAAGCAGCAGCTTCTCGACATTAAGACCTATAACACATACTGTGCAAAACATCCAGACTTTTCGAATGGCCTAACAGTTATTGCAACAGAATACATTGAGGAAGAGTATAAGCGATTATATATGCCTCATAGTGATATTACTAAAGGAGGAGAAGATTCAAAATGATTTTTAACAACAAAGTTTATGACATCATGAAGTGGATCTCTACCGTAGCACTTCCTGCGCTGGCAACTCTGATTCTAGCAATTGGACAGATTTGGAATGTTTCAACTTGGACTGTTCCTATTGGAGCAACAGTTGCAGCAATTGCAACATTTATGGGTGCACTCCTCGGAGTAAGCTCACTTAAGTACAAGCAGCTTTCTGATAAGGAGGAAACTAAGTAAATGGGTAGTTTATATGCAAAAGATGTCCTTGATGTTGCTTTAGCAGAAGTAGGATATCAGGCAGATGGAAAATGGAATAAATTTGCAGATGAACTTGATAAAGTAAATTTCTTTACTGGATGCGGAGACAAACAGGGTTTAGATTACTGTTCTGTATTCACAAGTTGGTCAGCATATAAAGCAGTAAGAAATTCTAATGGAGACTTCGATCCCGATGTTTGGGATGCTCATTATTTCTTATATCAGCCTGATAGCAATGACTGTGCGGCAGTAGTAGGATACGTCGTAGATTACTATGCAAAGAACGATGCATATTATACAAATCCGAAAGATCTCGAACGCGGAGATCAGATGATTTTCCAGAATTCTAAAGGCTATTCTCATACTGGTTGGTGTTATGACTGGGATGAAAAAGGCGTTTATACAGTTGAAGGAAATATCAACGGTGGAAAGGTAGGCACGAAGTTCTATCCTTATAGTGAATTCGGAAATTACATAGCTGGATTTGGTCGTCCTCGTTACGATGGTTGGGAATATCCGACCAAAGAGGACACAACTGAACCGGAACCCGAGCCTACACCAGAACCGGCACCCGTAGAACCTCCTGTAAGTTCCAACCAGGGTACAGTTTATACTGTTTGTGCAGGCTCTTGGCTTAATATAAGAGAAGAACCAGATTCCGACAGTAAGAAACTCGGAGAACTTTATGACGGAGCAAAAGTCATAGTTTACGAACAGGAAGACGGTTGGGCTAGAATTGGCGATAATATGTGGGTTTTCGCTGATTTTTTAGAGTAATATGCATTGGCAGTATTACAATCCAAATCCGAAGTCAAATTTAGTCGGGGATTGTGTGATCAGAGCTTTAACTTTAGCCACAGATTTGAATTGGGATAAAGTATATCTAGAATTAACTTCACAAGGTTTTGTTTTAAAAGATATGCCTTCTTCTAATCATGTATGGAGCGTTTATTTAAAGCATAAAGGTTTTACTCGACACATAATTCCTGACACTTGTCCGGATTGTTACACAGTTAGAGAGTTTTGTTACGACAATCCCGAGGGACTGTTTGTTCTTGCTACTGGAACACATGTAGTAACTTGTATCAACGGCGATTACTACGACACTTGGGATAGTGGAAACGAAATTCCTATATATTATTTCAAGAAAGGTACGTAACAAAATGTCGTATCAACAATACATACCACAATTTTATACGCCTGCACAGCCACAAATGATGCAGCAAAGACAACCAAATATTACTGTAGGATACATACAGGGAGAGAATGCAGCAAAAGCATATCCTATACAAGCAAATCAGATAGTTTATTTGTTTGATATGGAAAACCCTGTTATGTATATCAAGCAAACAGATGCTAGCGGATTTCCACAGCCTATTCGAATTTTTGATTACAAAGAAAGAATTCAAAATGGAAATCCAGAATCATCTAAAGAGACAACTAAAGATTACATTTCAAGAGAAGAGTTTGAGAAATTTAGGGAAGAAATAAAAAATGATCTGAGAAGGGCTAAGCGCAGAGATGAACCTGTGAAGGAAACAACACATGCCTAGTCCAGTGTATCAAGGATTCCAGCAGAATCAACAACAGAATAATTTTTTAACAACATTAATCCAGTTTAAGAAGAATCCTATGTCTGTTCTCACGCAGAGATACAATATTCCTCAGAACATAAATGACCCTAATCAAATCTTACAACATCTTTTGAATACTAATCAGGTTTCTCAAGAACAAGTTAATAGAGCAATGCAAATGGGGAACGATCCTCAGATCCAGCAATTACTTAGGTAATTGCTAATAGACAATTTAATATGTATTCTAATAGTTGCAACAATAGAATAAATACAATTTAACAAGGAGGAAATCGAAATGATTTCAAACACAACAGACAACATGGTAATGCCAGTAACTCCTATGTGTGGTACAGGTAATTACAACGGTAATGACTGCTTTGGCGGAAGCGGTTGGTGGATTTTACTTCTGCTTTTGTTCGCCGGCGGTTGGGGAAATGGCTTCGGTGGAGGTTTTGGCGGTAATGAAGGTGTAATGCCCTATCTGTGGAATACACAGACGCAGAACGATGTTAACCGAGGATTTGATAACGCAGGTATTGCTGGACAGTTATCAGGAATTCAGTCCGCTATCACAAGCGGATTCGCAAATGCTGAAGTTTCTAGATGCAATTCAGATCTTAGTGCTTTACAAACAGCTTATAATAACCAGATAGCATCTATGAATCAGAGATTTGCTGACACACAGTTTATTGGCACAGGATTTAACAATCTTTCTTCTCAGCTTGCTCAGTGCTGCTGTGATAATAGATTGGCAACAGCTGGTATCGCTTCTGATATTGCTAGAGAAGCTTGTGCTACAAGAACATCAGACACACAGAATTCTCAGATGTTGCTTAGTGCGATTACTGGTGGAATTCAGTCAATCAAAGATCAGCTTTGCGAAGATAAAATCGATGCAAAGAACGAAAAGATCGCAGATCTCGAGAGACAGCTTACAATGGCAAACATTGCTGCTTCACAGACAGCACAGAATGCATTTATTGCACAGGGATTCTCGAATGAAGTTGATCAGCTTTATAATAGGCTCAATTCTTGCCCTGTACCGACAACTCCGGTATATGGTAGAACACCTATCTTTACATGCAATTCAAATACAAACGTTGGTTGTGGCTGTGGAATGACAGCATAAAGAGAGGTGACAGTTATGGCAGAATATTTAACAAGAGATACAGTTGAATCAGTAGCTTTAAATTCAGCTGTACAGTTTCTTGATTCTATACCGTGTACTGCGGGTAACATTTATCACCCTACAGGATCTGGTACTTTTATTCTCAAAGGTAAAACTAATAACTGTTTTGCAAGATATGAGCTTGAATTTACGGGTAATATTTCAGTTCCTACTGATGGAGAAGTAACCCCTATAGCAACAGCTATTACACTTAATGGTGAAGCACAAAAGGGTAGTAGATCTATTTTTACACCAGCAGATGTAGATGAATACGGCAATGTAACTAGTCATACAATAATCGATGTACCGAGAGGTTGCTGTCTAACTGCATCTGTCGAATACATAAGTGGTGTAACGGATGGCACTACAACCCCAACACCAGTTATAAATGTAATAGATGGTAGTTTATCTATTAAAAGAATTGCTTAAGGAGGATTACTTAAATGAGAGTATTATACGATATTCAGGATAAGATGGAAGACGAACTTAAGTCTATCTGTCGAAAAGATGAGATCACAAGAGAAGATCTCGAAAATTGTTACAAGATAGTTGACATCATTAAAGACATAGTAACCGTTGATGCTATGCATAAAGCCGAACATGAGGGCTATTCCAGAGATGGAATGAACAATTATTCTCGTGGTTGGGATGTCGATTACTCATATGCGCGTGGTCGTGATTCTATGGGTCGCTACACAAGTAGAGATGGCAGTTCTTATAATAGAGATAATTATAGTAGAACCAGTAAAGACGAGATGATCGATCATTTAACAGGTATGATGAGAAGTGCTCGAACAGAAGACGAGCGTGAAAATTATCGTAAAACTATCGAACAGTTACAGAGATAATTTACTTCCATATTAACCTCTAAGAATTTAGGCCGGTAAGTCTTTGAGCTAAAGAGTGCGTAGCAACGTAGGCAATATAAGATACTGCCGGCCTTTTTTCTTGTCTTCATAGTACTTACTGGGGTTCACTTAATGTTTAATAGAGATGTGTTCCTTTTATTATCTCCTTTCTAATATGTTTTTGGATTACTCATTTTGTGAACCCTGCTGAGTACTATGAAGATTCTTAAAAAATCAAAATGAAAGGAGGCAGTTCATCCTATGCCACGAAAGGCTAAAAAGAGTGATGCGGAATCAGCACGAAAGATGCGACCAGCTTTAACTCCAGAAGCAAGAGAAAATCAAATGATATCTTTGGCTGTAGATTTGGCCGAAAAGCAATTAATGGAAGGAACTGCATCTGCTCAAGTTATAACACATTACCTAAAATTAGGCGCAACCACTGCAAGATTAGAGAAAGAGAAGCTTGAACGAGAAAATGAACTTTTGAAAGCTAAGACAAAAGCTCTAGAATCTGCAGAAAGAGTAGAAGAACTTTATGCAAATGCCATAAATGCTATGCGTAATTATAGTGGTTATGGAAGTGAGGAAGATGAATGATCAGGACTTACACTGAACTGATGAAATATCAGACTTTTGAAGAACGATTTAATTATTTATCTCTTAAAGGATATGTAGGCTCAGAAACGTTTGGGTTTGATCGTTATTTAAACCAAAAATTTTATCGTTCTACAGAATGGAAACAGGTAAGAGACTTTATCATTGTTAGAGACTCCGGATGTGATTTGGGAATTCAGGACAGGCAAATTCAAACCCGCATAGTAATACACCATATGAATCCTCTGGAAAAAACAGATATAACAGACAGCACAGAATTCTTACTCAATCCGGAGTATCTAATATGCACTTCATATGACACGCATCAAGCAATACATTATGGAAACACAACATCAATAATAACGATGCCAAAAGAACGGACAAGAAATGACACTTGTCCCTGGAAACACTAGGAGGAAATTTCAAAATGGCTAAACCTGCTTATAGTTTTGGACATGCAGCAGTAAGCAATGTTCCTGTAAAAACAGAACCGGACAAATACGGTGATGTAAAATACTTACTTCATCTAGATGAGACGGTTATAATTGACCCGAATGGGGGTACAGAAGATTACTATCTTGTAACCGTCAATGGTATTACAGGATATGTACCTAAAGCATTAATTAAATAATTTACGGAGGTGTCTGTTAATGGATGAAAATATTATTCCGGAAACTACTAATGAAAATGTAACACCTGTAGTAGAAACTGATCCGGAACCTATCATTAATTCAAATAGTATATTAGATAGTGTAAAAAAAGATCTCGGAATTATGCCAGATTATACATATTTCGACCCAGATATTATTATGGGCATTAACAGTGCACTCTCAATATTAACTCAGTTGGGAGTAGGACCTAGTGCTGGATTTTCTATAATAGATAATACAGCTCAATGGTCAGATTTCATTCCGAATGATCCACATTTGGAAATGGTTAAGACATATGTATCTAAGAAGACAAAACAATTCTTTGATCCGCCATCTACGGGTCCTATAGCAGAAGCTCATGAAAGAGTTTTAAAGGAAATGGAATGGCGAATAAATGTAGCAGTAGATCCTAGACCAGGAGGAGTTTAACAAATGCCTAATTATATAGCAGTAGAAAGAAGTCCGTATTTATGTCATGTTAACAGAATTCACGGGCGGCACGGCTGGTTTGGTCGTGGCGATGGTGACGGTGACGGAATCGTAGATGATCATCATAATCAGAAAAAATCCGAATATTCTACGAGTTCTAGACGAAGCTCTGATTCGCAAGAAGCACGAGATAGGTTAGATGCTTATTATAAAAATCTCGGAGAAGATGAAAACTATACAACGAAAACCGGCCCTTCAACTAGATCAAGAAGCGCTAATCCTTATGTTGATAAAGATGGTAATTTAACAAAGGCTGGCGAAAGTAGATGGGAATCAGAAAAAAGAAGAAACCAGCAAAAACCAAAAGATAAAAGAGTTAATGAAGATGCGTTATTAGATCCAAATAAATGGCTGAGTGATGATATAAAAACTTTAACAGATTTAGCTCGAGCTAAAAAAGCCGTAGATAATGAAGCCAAATCAATAACAGATATGATATTTAAGTCAAAGAATAAGCCGAAAAGATTAGATTTGTCTAAGATGTCTGATAATGAGATTAGATCTGCAATAAATAGAGAACTTATTGAAAAACAGTACAACGACCTGTTCAATAAACCAAAAGAAGATCAGATTGAAACTTTTGTAAAAGGAGCAGAAAAAGTTCACGATTTTATTACGGATCAGGCTATTTTAGGTTTAACAATTGCCGGTTTAATTGTAGCGTTAGCTAGATGATGAGGTGCTTTTTATGTATTATTCAGACTATTTAATTCACTTTAATAAAAATCATTCGCCTAAAAACGGACAGTTTGTATCTGGCGATGAAATAGATAATATCAAACGAAACTATATAAAATAATAAAGGAGAAAAACTATGTACTATCCAGACTATTTGATTCACTTTAACAAAAATCATTCATCTAAGAATGGTCAATTTATTTCTGGTGACGGAGACGGCGACGGACAGGTTGACGATCGTCATAATGGTAAGAAGAATCTTGCCAGAAGATATATGGATTGGTCAAAAGGATATATTGACAATGATAGGAGAATCCGTAGCAACCTAGCAGGCAAAGCTAAGAAGTATGTTGAGTGGGATAAAGGAACAAGAAAGTATCGCCAGGAAGCAAGAACAAAGTCTAGACCTCGTTCTTATGCTGATCAAATCAAAATGGCTAAGAAAGTATTCTCAGATAAAGATCTTTCTGGGTCACAGAAAGCAGCAACAGCATTCAACAGCTTGAACTACGGTGCAAATGTGGCACTCGGAGATCAGATGCTTACGGCTGTTGGCCTTAATGGAAAGCATTTTGTAGAAAGACTTATAAGAGAATCAAAAGGTGATTACATTAAGTAATTTTAAAGGAGATTAACTATGTCTGAAATAGTATATGGTGATTATCTCTGTCACTTCAATAAAAATCACTCACCTAAAAATGGTCAATTTGTATCAGGTGACGGTGATGGCGACGGACAGGTTAATGATAGAGCAACAAAATTTGGTAAAGTAACAAACGAAGCATCTGCCAGAGCTCATATAAAAACCGGAAAGAAATTAATGAATTCTTCTTGGGCATTAACCGGTGCTAGTTTGGCAGTTGCTTTGTGGTCAACATTAGATCCAAGATTAAGTGCTAAAGCTAAGTTGGCAGCTCATGCAATGGTGGCAGGATTCGCTCTTACTGATTTAACTATGTATGGAGTTGGATCAACACAGTATGAACGCGGAAAAGAATATCTAAGAAATAACGGAATAAAAACGTAAGGAGTAAATTTCAAAATGGCTTTGTCTAATACAGCTGTACCAAGATATTACGGCGAATTTAGAGAAGCCGTTATACGAGGTGAAATACCAGTATGCCGCGAGATATCTATGGAGATGAATCGTATTGATGATTTAATTAGAAATCCAGGCATCTGGTATGATGACCTCGCAGTAGAAGGATTTATTGATTATTGTAATAAAGAATTAACATTAACCGATGGTAGCGATTTGCAATTATTAGATACTTTTAAGCTCTGGGCCGAACAAATATTTGGTTGGTATTACTTCGAGGAAAGAAGTATATATGAACCGAATCCTGATGGTCACGGCGGTCATTATATTACTAAAAATATAAAGAAAAGACTTATAAATAAGCAGTATCTAATAGTTGCAAGAGGCGCTGCTAAATCAATGTATTCCTCCTGCATACAGAATTATTTCTTAAATGTTGATACTTCTACCACACATCAAGTAACAACTGCACCGACAATGAAACAGGCAGAAGAAGTTTTATCGCCTATAAGAACAGCTATAGCTCGATCTAGAGGTCCGCTTTTTAAGTTTCTAACAGAAGGTTCTCTACAAAACACTACTGGTTCTAAGGCAAATAGAGCTAAATTAGCGCCGACAAAAAAGGGAATTGAGAATTTTTTAACAAGTTCTCTTCTTGAAATAAGACCTATGTCTATTAATAAGCTACAGGGACTCAGAAATAAGATCACAACAATAGATGAGTGGCTTTCAGGAGACATACGAGAAGATGTAATAGGTGCAGCAGAACAAGGAGCGTCCAAATTATCAGATTATTTGATAATTGCTACTAGTTCTGAGGGTACAGTGCGTAACGGTGCAGGTGATACAATCAAAATGGAATTAACAGACATATTAAAAGGCGAATATATTAATCCTCATGTTTCTATTTGGTGGTATAAACTAGATGAAATAGATGAAATTAATGATCCTAATATGTGGTTAAAGGCAAATCCTAATCTTGGAAAAACCGTAACTTATGAAACGTATCAACTCGATGTAGAAAGAGCAGAAAATGTTCCAGCCTCTAGAAACGATATTCTAGCTAAAAGATTTGGAATACCGATGGAGGGTTATACTTATTATTTCACATACGAAGAAACTATTCCCCATAAGAAAAGAGATTTCTGGCAAATGCCGTGTGCATTGGGTGCAGACCTATCTCAGGGCGACGACTTTTGTGCTTTTACTTTTTTGTTTCCACTTTCCAATGGTTCTTTTGGAGTTAAGACTAGAAACTACATAACTTCTAGAACTTTATCTAAATTACCGATGGCTATGAGAAAAAAGTATGAAGAATTTATGCAAGAAGGAAGTTTGATGGTTTTAGAAGGAACAGTTCTTGACACAATGCAAGTCTATGAAGATCTGGATCAACATATAATTGATCGTGGATATGATGTCAGGTGTTTTGGATACGATCCGTATAATGCAAAAGATTTTGTTGGTAGATGGGAAACAGAAAACGGCCCTTTTGGAATCGTAAAAGTTATACAGGGAGCTAAAACTGAATCGGTACCTCTCGGAGAACTTAAAGATTTAGCTGAAGATAGACTACTTTTATTTGACGAACAATTAATGTCTTTTGCTATGGGAAATTGTATAACACTAGAGGATACAAACGGTAATAGAAAATTATTTAAGAAGCGTTATGAGCAAAAAATTGATGCTGTGGCAGCTATGATGGATGCTTATATTGCTTTTAAATTAAATCGGGAGGCATTCGATTAATTATGCACT